TAAATTCCCTATCACCTACTTGCTCCGCTATGCCTGTATTATCCAAAGGATCTTGTACATAATCCCAGCCTATTTGCGTAACTGAGGATATGTATAGGCTCACATAATCGACTGTTGGACGAGGGGCGTTAGGATAAAGATAGATCACTGGCATTCCGCTGGGGACGTTAGCTACTGCCCAATCGTATAAACTTGTGCGGACGGTCATGAAATCAATTGTCATAGAACTCCGGGAAGGGGATGCAGACGCAGAGCCACAAATTTATAGTGATTGATGATGTTAAAATTGGCGTTGTTTTGCCAGTCGCTTATGTTGATGACTTCATAGACTATGCCTGTAAAGGGAGCTTTTAAAACTGTGATTTGATCTGGGTTTTGGGTTGTGACTCCATAGATTTCGGTTGAGGTGTAAAACTTAAATTCGGCTGAATCACGGCGACCTTCTGGAACTAATTTTACGTCTTTGCCTAACGGCTGAACACTGGCAGTGGCAGGAATAACAAAAGGTGAATTTGTGATTGTTACGGTTGGCTGGCTTGCTCCTCCTGTGACTGTAAAAATGCTCACTACAGACAAATTAGGCTGCAAGGGGATGATTGTCAAAGTGAGTAGGTCGCTGGAAATATCGACTTGCTGAATGTTAGGTTGTAGTAATAGTTTCGCTTGAATTAGAGCCATTGTAACGGCTGCACTAGTTGTAAAAGTAGTGGGCGACAAGGCAACGCCGTTGATTGTGATATTAACGACGTTGCCTGTGATTAATACGGCAGAAAGCACAATTTGCGAGCCTTCTTGCCAAATTCCGTTGAGATAAAACCCTTGAGTAAACCTTCTGATTTCTATTGGGGTTCTAAAGACTTCAAATGGGGTTAAAGGGCTCATTTAATTACCACCTTGTGCCGAACAGATTGCACCATTTGCCCAAAATCAATTAGAGGCTTGAAGCTTTTTTTAATAGCTATTGTTCTAGGTGAGTTGGGGGGGTAATGAATGGATCTTATTTTTTGTTGAATAAGATCGACTCCGAAAAGTCCGATTAAATTGAGGGATTTTTTAACAGTTGAATTTCCCTCAATGATTTTATCATATTCTGAGGCTATAATTCGGTTTATTTTTTCTCTATTTTCATCAAAACTAGTACGCATAAATGGTCTGGCAGGTGTCGTTCTGGTTCCGAATTCATTTTCGGCTGCAATTTGGGGCATGGATTTACCGCCTTCTTTACGGCGTTTACCTTTGACTTGTGATTTTGTTACGGAGCCTTCTTGAAATCCGATTTTGACATAGGATTCAGAGAATTTTTCTATTTCGTTAATACGTTGATCGAATTTTTTTCTAAAATCTTTAAAAGAATTGGGTCCCATTTAGCACCCTCCGCAACCTGCGTTTCCATATCCCCAACCCCAACCGCCATTGCAGCAACCGAGTGGCATATTTTGAGCTACACCACCTAAAATTACAGGAAGATTGGTTACTGTGCTGCCGAGAGTTGTTCTTTTGACTAGATCGAGATAGCTGCGTCCGTAGGGGGTTAATTCTAAGGCGGTCATATCGGAGGCAACATTATATCCGAGAGAGAGATCCCCCTCGGATATGTTGCTTAGAATTCCTAAATTAGGATTTGAGGCGATAGTCAGATAGTGAGCCATTAGGAACGCGAAAACAGAAACTCCGCAGCAGGACAAAAACTGAGAGTTGACTTGGCATTTAAGTAGTGTATAGAGACTATTTAAATAGGCAAGACGATCAGGATCGGTCGTAAAAAACTGCGGGGCGTACAAAAAAAGTGCGCTAATTACTGTTTCAGGTGAAATGTTCATCTGACTCCTCGGCTTTAGCCTTGGACGGATTTTTGATTTTGTCAATTTGCTGCTGGGCAGCTTTGATGACTCTCTCTCTTCCGTCGGATTCTATGATCTTCCTCAGCAATTTTAGGTCTACGATTTTGGGGATATGATCGATCATTTCCTCTACACTTCGTTTACCGTCTTTGCCTAGATTTTCTGCCATTATTTGGATTAATCCTTTGCTGATCCTCGCTTGGAAGAGAGGATGAGCTTTTACGTCTACGAGCTTGCTGTCTTCAACTTCGTTGATTCCGGGGAGGAAACGTACAATTTCTCCTCCCTTTAAACAGACTCCTAAAACGTTCTTCCCAGTGTAATTAATCAAAGCCATGTTAGATACCTTCTCCGAATGCTAAAGATAATGGATAATAGGTGATAATACCGCCATAACGAGATTCACATGGAACGACAAATTCAAGTCCTTGTTCCTGTGGAGGATACTGCGTAAATGGCATTGGGATTTCCATTGTGAGCTTGTCTGGATTCTTATCGTATACTATGAATATGTCGGTTCCTGAACCGCCAGATGGAGGATCAATACCTGCTCCTGTCAATTCTGGCACCCAGTCCACTGTTGTGATGAATGGGTTGTTTTGGATGAAATATTCTAGAATGGTTGTATCGCTAGTTGGGCTACGAGGTGTAGACGCGATTAACGTGTATTGTGCGATTGGCAGCAATACAGTATTAGGCATTTCTACGCCTTTAGTTAACTGAGGGATACTGTTTGTGATGGAGTTAAGGTCGCGCAAGATTTGATCTGGCGTTTTGTTAACCCATAACGTGGATGCGCCTGTACCGTCGGCTGGTACTAGGTAGGCTGGAATATTGGGAGTATTAATTACCCCTAAGATGTTGTAAGTAGCGTCGCCAAACCAAGCTAGTCTATTGATCTTTTGATCGTTCGCTCTGCGAGCTGCGTTAGCTTGTCTCTGAGTGAGAGAACGGCCAACGTAGATAGCTGCGCGAATTTCTTGCACGGAGTATCCATAAGATACGCCGATAGACTTCACTTGAGTTGTGTATTCTTTACCTGTGATGTCGGCTCTTGGCAGATCATCAGCGTAGGATTCGATCACACGAGCCAAACCGACTTCTTCAAACTGAGCATAGGTAATGGCTTGAGCGCCTTCGCCTGCTTCTGTGGAGATGGGGATGTGCTTAAAAGCCTTCATTTCGGGGAATTCAATATCGTAAGACTTGCTCTTGATATATTCTAGTTCCCTAGCGAAAAAGAAGGTTTCTCCTGCGTCTCCTCGCAAACTGGCGAATGTTTTAATTATGTTTAAGTCAGACATTTTGTACTCCTAAATATTACGGTTGATTTATTTCTAAAACAGCCAGATTGCCTGCGGTTGCGCCTGTGATCCATCTTACGATGTTGTTCGAAAGAAGGATTGCGTTTCCAGTGTCGGAATCGGATCTAAATCCACCCACAAGTGGATTGGCTAGGGTTGGGATCATTCTCCAATAAACTGGGCTATCGGAAGTTACGTTATTTTCTACTCGAACGTAAATTCTTCCTCTAGTAAGCACTGGAACGGCATCTCCTGGGATGTACGGTGCTGGTCCTGCTGATCCTAATGGGCTGCCTAAATTCATTTTGTTTTGAATGAAGATGGACACGCCATAGAATACGTTATCGTTGGAATAGACTGTTGTCCATGTTACTGCGCTACCACCGCTAGTTACGAAAGTTGCCGTTACGGCAAATCCTTGCGTTGCGTTGATTGTGATAGTGTCTGTACCGTTAGACGTTGCAGAAGCGATTCCATCTTGTGCTGCGATTAAAGCTGCGATAGCTGTTAAAGTCGCGGCATTGCTGGTTGCGTATACAACTGGGGTCAATGCGATACCGTTTAGGGTAACGACTGTTGAGTTGGAGGCGCTTAATGGTGCTGACAGAGTTACGCTTGCTATGTCTTGGTGAGGCAAACGTACTTGCATATCTTGACCGATGATTTTGGCTACGCCTAACCCTGGTATGATCGCTGGTTCGATGGGGGATACTGGGGACAGGACGTTGTTGAATCCGATATCGTAGAGTTCACCTGCGATACCTATGGTCATCAAAAAGTTATATTGTAATTGAGGCATTATTTACTCCTTGGTTTCCAAGCGTTTTTTTGATTGCGAATCATGTTTTTTCGGGCTTCAACTGCGTTAGCTGCATCCTTTTCTCTTGATTCTGGATCGCTATCATTGTTGTACTTAGAAGGAGCTGCCATTACTTTGGCTCCGGGAAGGTCTTCTATGGCTGCATCAAAACGTGCGTTGATGTAGTTTTCGCTCTTACCGTCGAGCCTTGCATTTGGCTGAATGCTCATAATTAAACTCTTTTTAAGTTCGAAATCGCTCATGCTGTCCAATCTGGACAGAGTTCTTTTGTCTAGGAAGCGCTCAGAGAGCTTTTCTAGTTTTACTCTGTGCTTCACGCGACGATCAACCTCCGCAGCATCAACTTTTGAAACGTGCGGCAGATCGTGCGGATAGTGTTCGTTTTTGGGTGAATTCACGACATGATTCTCCATGTTAACTGGTTTTTCGTAATCCTTGACGTGGGAGGACATCCCATAAGAGTCGTCAGGGTCTTTTTCTTCTTTTCCGTTGGAACCGATTTCATCGTTTTCTAACGGATGATGAACTTTTTCGGGATCGTGATAGTCTTTATCTCTTAGACTGTCACGTTCGGCCATTAATTTTTCATGCTCGTCTTTTAGAGTCATGTGCTTTTTCATGAAATCTTCATGAGATTTTTTAAACTCATGATGTTGATTCATCATGTTTTCTATTGCACTCGCAGTATCGTCTTCCATCATGTACTCTTGTGCGTCAATTTTTACTTTCCTAGCTTTTTTATTAGCCACTTGCGCCTCCTCTTGTAAAATTTCTTCCGCGTCGTCTCCGTCAAGAGAAATTCTCGCTTGTGGTCCAGCTCTAGCCTGATCGACTAACGCCAGATGGTTGTAGCGGATATTGGTCTGACGAAATTCGTACGGCTCACCAAAATACATTCCTGAATCTTCGATGAGATCTGTCGTATAACCCAAAGAGAGTTCGTTTTTTCTCTTATCTTTTATTTCTTCTACCGCGGATTTATCAGTGACTAGGATGTTGGCTACGATATAGGGCATTTCGGTTTCGACGGTTTCACCTGTGTATCCTACGGCTAGTCTTTTTGCATTATCGGCTGTTACTAAGCGTTCGGGTGGATGGCCATTAACTACAGGAATCATTTTTATTGTTTCTAGACTTTCGGGTCTTAAAACGTCATCGGGATGTCTTAGTTCTTTTCTGATTGTACCGTCGGCATTTTTATAAAGAAAAACTCCGCATCTAGTCACAATGGAACGAGCTTTTATATAACCTTCATCTGTTAATGTGGTCTCGCCTTGGACGACTCCTTTGTCGTATCTGGCGAGATTTTTTAGTTCCATATCAACCTAAATTTAAAAGTTTATCTAAAACTGGCCTTGCTACGCAGCGACAATTTACGTCGTTTCCGGGATGGCCTGTAATTTTTGGGGGGGTATCCCACCGAAACACTTTGCCATCATTGTGTTTGTGGGTGGCACGCACCCTTTCATCTCCTGATGTTTGCCAGATATATTCTTCTACGCCTACTTCTTGCTGCCTTAACCTAGTTAAACTGGCGTTTAGCTTGGTTGTTTGATCTCTGGCTATCAATGTGGCTCGCCTGTGAGTAATTCCAAAGGATTTTTGTATTCCTTTGGAAATATCGGTAAACCTTAAGCCCTGCTGCAATCCGCGTTCAATATCGCCAGCCACTCGTTCAAGTTCCTGATCTGGCAGTGACTGGATGAGCTGGGCATTTTGTGCTGCAAACAGTTGTAGTTGATCGCTGAGCCAAGGTTCATCGACAAAAATATCAATGCCGAAGATGCTATCGTTGAGCTTTTGGAATTGGGTTTTGTTGAACCTTGCAATTTCGACTCCTATAACCTCGGCTTCCACAATAGTATTAAATACTTTATTTTGTATAGCTTGTTTAATATAAATTATCAATCCGTTTAAACGATCGAGATAGCTATCTTGGCGATCGTTGGGCATTTTGCTTTCTACTTCGGCTATCATTGAGGGAATTTCAGGCACTAAAATCTGCTTGATAAGTTGTTTAAGCTCATTGGTAAGGGAGTACAAAGCGCGATCGTATTGGCGTTCTTGATTGATTGGAAAAAGCCACTTTGGAGGTACTTTGGCTTTTTTTTTGATGCCTTTGGCTTTTCTCATTTCCAAAAGTAATTTGAATTCTTTTCTCATTAGAATGAGCTCGCTGGTGACCTTGGCAATCCTGTACCCATGTAATCGGGTCCTTGAGTGACTTCGGCTCCTGTATCCTTGTCTTTTTCTTTTTGTAGCATTTCTATTTCGTCTCTTTCTGGATTGGTTCTTTCTCTCATTTCTTCGTCAATTTGAGTGTTCATACTCCACTTATTACCGCCGAAACGTGAGATCGCTACTTCATTTGGATCAAGAACGCCACGATCAATGTAAATGGCATCGGTTTCGGCTACCATTTTTCTTGTCATTGCGTCTTGTTCTTCTGTGTTTTGCCATAAGGGCACAAATTGAAGCGACCAATCATCTGGTTCAATTCCGTTGAAGGGTCCATCTTTGGAGATCATGATGTAGCGGATTAACTTTTCCAGAACGCAACGCAATTTGGATTCTTGCTCTTGCTTAACGGCATCGTAAAAATTTCTTACATCACTTTCGCCTGTGGCGTTTAATCCTGCTGGGCTGCGACCAAAAAGAAGAGTGACAGGGATTTTACAGACGGCAGAAAGGGCTAGCATGAAACGATCGATCAGATCGGCTATGCCTGTGACATTGGTTGAATTTTTTTGATAGTCTTCATCTCCGTCCAAAATCATCGTATTAGTTGTGGATTTGGATAGGTTCAAAATATTTAATCGTTTGAGAACGTTTTGATCTCCGCATTGGGAGGCCATAATTGCGGTTAAATTGGGAATCTTGAGGATACCATTAACGAAATCTTCCATCATTGTTGCTGTATGCGAAAAGGCCATAGAATAATTTCTAAGTTCTTCATAGATGGTTTGAATTAGAGGATCGCCCCAGCCTTGGTTAAAATTCTGCCATCGAGGCGGTAGGACATTCCAATCCATTCTGAGAATGCGGGAGTAATGGACGTAAAAGATAGCGCCAGTGCGGTTATCGTTGATTGTGTAGACGTTTGGAAAACCGTAATTTGGCGAGTTAAGATCGGACTCAAATGTGCCATCTCTGGAATATGCTTGATATCGATCGAATACACGTAGCCATTGGACATCACGTAAACTCCTTTCATCTACTGGTTGATCTAACGGAAGACCATCGGCTATACC